CCACTTACTGTAATCTCCTCTGTTATAAAAGTTCTACTTGTTAGAACTCCTGTTCCTTCCATTCTAAATCTAAATGGTTTATTAGCTCCGTCTACTATTAAGACATCACCAAAATCACTAGCACCTTCAAAGACATCAAACGTACATTGTCCTTGATTAGTTCTAGCTAGTGTGCTTCTTCCTATAAAGGTAGTGTAGTTATCTCCACTAGAAGAAACCCCTGTTCTATTTATTTGTAGCCAGCTAGTTCCATCTTGACTAAAAAATATTCCATCTCCTGCACAAGCTATAACTCCATCTGCATAAACTTGTAATCCTAATATTTTATTTGTGCCGTTAGGATTAACAGCATCATCTCCACCAAATCTAGTGTAGCCACTTACACGTCTATAACCACCCTCAGTACCTACTTCAAAGTTTCTAAGCTTTGTAGCAAAACCTGGAGTTCTTAATAAAGCTAACGAGTTGGTAGATTTTATTAATCCACCTTCGCAAGCTACTGTAAACGGTTGTGAGTTTGCCATTAAAAGTAAATCCTATCATCAGTAATATACTTAGGCTGTGGATTTAAAAGGTTCTTTTTCATATTTCTTATTCCCTTTTTAAAATCTTCCAAAGCAAAAGCTGCCTGTTGAGGACTGTCTTTAAACTGCCAAACATAGTATCTAGTTCTAGCTGTAATTACATTTGAGTATTGGTCTGGAAAAGCTATAGTGTCTCCGTGTGCTGATAAAGCTGTTGGCTTTTCATAAGCATAAAAGTGAATGTTATAAACCTTGTCAGGTATAGGACTTAAACCAAACTTTCTATTGTCTGGACTCCTATATACTCTAACTGGTTCGCCACGTGCTTGAGTATCAGCATCATCTAAATTTTCTTGGTCTCTATAATATCTAGTCCATTCATCTAAAGTTATATACTTTAATCCTTTAGATACGAATGGAGCAGTTTCTCCAGATACATTTACTGTTGTAACTAAAAAATCATCCCAATCTATTGAGGCATAATCTGTTGTTATATCTGAACTCCCAGCTTTTAATGTATACCATCTTTGTCCTGCTACAGTAGCTACAGTTACATTCCCATAGAAAGGGTCTGTACCTCCACTAACTCCAGCACTAAAGAAAGGTAACTGAGGTTCTTCATTAGCAATATCAAAAATCGACTTGTTTATAGAATCTTTTACAAACTGTTGTAAACCTACAGCATCTGCAAAGTTAGCAGATGTTAAAGGTATTTCATTGAGTTCTCTTAATGCTTGGTTTGTTAATTCTAAATATGTCGTAGCCATTATTTTTTATGTCTCTTTTGTATTGCAAAGTTAGCAGTCAAGCTTGCTCCTTTATGTTTCACAAACTTTCCTGTATGTTTCATTAACTTGAAACCACCTTTGGGTTGTTTCATCCAATGGTAGCCTTTAGGTGCTTTAACTTTCATTAGTTAGGCATGCACTTAGGCATGTCCCCTGATTTATATTCTGGTTGAGTTCCGTTACCTTTTACAGTACCACCGTGCATATAATTCATACGTCCACCCATACCTTTTTTCTTTCTTTTCATCATGTCGTCACCGTACATACCACCACCGTGACCCATTTTTTTTCTTCCGTACATTTGTTTCCCCTTAAATTAAAAGTGGAGGAGACCGTAGCCTCCCCCTAGTTGTTATTAGTCAATAACGTAGAAAGCACTTACTAATGCTTCTGGTCTAAGAACTTTTGCTCCGTAGACATGAAGACCTCTCACGATGTCACCAAAAGAACTTGGGTCTCTGATAACTTCTGTTGAAAGGATTGTATTAGCAGTAGCTGTTGAACTGATATGTCCAGCTAAAACTTTACCACTTGCATTTGATGTAGCAGCAATGTTGTTAGATTTGTACATATCAAATCCTCTTAGTTTTCCACTTGATACTAAGCCATTTCTAATAGAACCTTGACCTGCATTGAAGTCAACTGACAATAGCTTTGAACCAGATTTGCCTAGCTCTTCATAGAAGTCTGGGCCTGCGACAAACCATCTACCTTCTTCAGGTACATTTTGGTCGTCTAATTTTCTAGCTAGTCTAGCCATTAAGTCTAATGCATCAACACCAGTTCCGTCTGAACCTAATAGGTCGACTGAATTAGTTGCATGAGACATTGTTGCATCTGCTGTTGCACTATCAGAACCAATAATATGGTCTGGGCTTGAAGCTGATACACCAGAGAACATAGATGCTATAACAGCAGCATCGTATGAATCTTTTAGAGCATAAGCTGCACTTGAAGATGCAACTTCCTTGAAGTTTACATGTGACATGTTAGTTTCAATATCATCTACGATGAATTTGAAAGCTTTAGCACTATCAACAACGAGGTTTAACTCTTGGTCTGTCAACTTAGTAGCAGTTGTGTCTGAACCTCTAGTATAGTCTGATACTGAGATTACAGGTTCTTTGATAATCTTTACTGAGTCTCCATAAGCAGATATTTCACCAGCATAGTCGGTGTTTGTAATAGCTTCTACCACACTCGCTTTTCTGAAAAAGTTTAAAACCTTTCTAGAGTAAACGGAAGGTAAGAAATAACTATTAGCTTGTCCACTTACGGAGTTAGCAAAGTTAGCATTGGTATCTGTTGAAGGTTCAAAATATTGAGCCATGATACTTACTCCTTTAAGTTAATATAGTTAATCTCTGATAATTCTACCTTGTTGCATGGCCTCTGATATTTCCTTTTCGTATTTATCAAATTCATCCATGCTCAAAGCATTTATCTCCTTTTCTGTCCATACTCTCTCCTGCTTAGGGTCAACTGTTGTTGTTTTAGTTGATACCATATCAGCAGCAGATTGAACAGGCTTTTGAGAAACTGGCTTTACACTTGGGAGTTCTATGCCTAAATCCTTTTTAAATAAATCTAAAGCTCTTGATGCTAAGTCTGCATCTTCAGCATTGTTATAAATCCAATCCTGGATAGACTGAGGTTGTTCTTTAGCCCAACTATGAAAATCATCACTATTGCGAATATCATCAAAGTCAGGATGTCTTTCTCTCAATCTTCTTTCAGCCTCACCTTTCTTCATCTTAACTTCATTCCCTTTCATGTCTGCAATGATTTGTTCTAAATCTTGAACTCTCTCATTACTCTGTAAGTGAGCTACAGTTTCTGCAACTGCATAAAAGTCAGGATGTTCCTGTTTAAACTTTTCAAGTTCTTCTAAAGACTTTGGAGGTTGATACTGAGCTTTCGCTTCTTGTCTCAACTCTTGTTCTCTAGCTTTGAACTCTTCGAGTTTAGAGTCATAATGTCTTTTTAAGTCATCATAACGTTTTTTATAGTCAGGCTTCTGATAAGGAGTATCTGTTGATAACTCCTGTTTCTTAGATTCTAACTCCTCAGTATTAACATTCTCAGCTTGAGTTATGTCGTTACTGTCGAATAGTCTATTCTGAGGTTCTTCAAAGAATAAACTATCATCTGCTGAGACAAACTTTTTGTCATCAGGTTTATGCCAAGATTTTTTTTGGTTATAAGGATTGGCTTGTTCCTCATTTTGTGCGACTTGATTGTCTGCCATTTTTCTCTCCTTACTCAGGGCTTCGTTACAAGGTAGCTCTTTGTCGACAAGAGGGCTTGTTGTAAAGGTAGCCTTTCTGGTGTTTATGTAGGGGCTATCGAATGATAGGTAGCCTACGGTTTATTATCTGATGGGTATACCACCTGAAATCATAGCATCAGCGATTCTCTTTTCAGTATCTTCAACTTCTGCTTTATTCAAGTCGTAGGTTTTCTCAGGGTCAGTAGCTTGGATTGTCTCCTCTCTAATGTCCTGCATCATGTACCCACCATTTCTTCTTGCTTGTCTTTCCATTGGCATATCTGCATTTCTTTCGGCTTCTTCCATCATTCTTTGAAGGTTATCAGCTCCGATTTCTTCTACAGCTTTTGCAGTAAAGACAAACTCTCCATCCGATAACCTCGCAGGTATCGAATCGGAGACTCCTGAACCAGGGCCTTCTACAGCTCCTGACCCAGCAAATTCTGTTGCGACTTCCATGACTTTATCAAAAATCATACTAAGTCTGTCATCTTGTTCTAATTTTTCTAATAAGTATTTTTCTTCACTTTCGGATAAAGATTCTTCTACAACAAAGTCTAGATAATCATTTTCCATTTGTTCATCAGATTTCATAGGTTCTGCTTCTGGCATTTCCTCTTCCATCTCTTTTGGTGCAATCATAATAGCTACACCACCGTCTTTAAACCCCATCTTCTTAACTGCTTGAGGTGCTTCTTTTGCAAGCTTCTTTAGTCCTTCATTAGGTAGAGCTTCTATTTCGTCTGGTGATAAAATACTTGCCATCTTATTTCTCCTTGGCTCTTCCTATATTTAGGGCAAACCAATCAATAACTTTGTAAGCTTTACTTACTAAATTGTCATCATGTGGAGTAGGTGTTAAAGCTGCAATCATTGAACAGATTGAAACTATCCATGGAACTACTCCAACTATTTTTAAAATTGTATCTAATAAATCTAACATTATTGTTCTCCTCTAGTTAATGCTTCTTTTACTTTTTCTGGTAAACTTTCTAAGTTATCCAGCAAATTCATCTTCCCCTGGAGTCGGTACATTACCTGTTCCGATTGTGCCACCACCAGTTCCTTGACTATCAAGTCCTGCTGGTTCTTGAGGTACTCCTTGAATCCCTCCCATTGGGGATGGTTG